CTCTTGAAACTGCTGTTGGGGCTCAATTTGAGCCCAACACTCCGATGTGGATTGTTCCACCGGAAGACGCTTACGTTGAACATGAGTCTGGTAAGATCATGTCGACGGGCACACACACATGGCTAGTACCGTACCCCACTGACGTGGTGCGGGAGCGTGGCCTGCGAGCCGTTCTTGAGACGGTTATTCCGCCTGCTCATATGACGCTGGCGAGACGTGTGTTCAACACCAGGTTGTCTCAGCCGGGTTCAAGTTGGAAGGACCTGATTGATGACTTCACGGACGCTTTGGACGACGTACCTCCGGCCTTTGCCGCTAGGCTTCGGGCTGAGGCTAAGGGTGAGGTTTGTGTAGATGATTTTATTGAGTTGGTGCATCTCTGGATGTGTACTCGCACACGATGGACTGACGATATTACGGATTTCCGTGACCACGTTGGTAAATCCGTGTTTGAGTTGGCTCATGATGATCGTTTCATGGACCAGTATTCACTCATGGCTCGCTACGGCTTGGTTAAGCCGTGGCCTTTTAAAGTTGCGCCACACCGCCGGCATGAGTCGGCGGAGGATGATGACTAAGAAGGCCAGCGCGGTTCTGGACTCCGCGCGTGCACACCAAAAGTCCAAGAACGGCCCGTCACGCCGCACCCTCCATCGTAGGTGGCAGCGTGCTAAGGCCAGGCGACGCGCAGTCAAGGCAAAGGCAGCCGCGAACTTGTTCGCTGAGCTTCCTGGTTCCGTGGTTCCCGCCTGCGCATCGCTTTTGCCGTACACTGCGGTCTTACCGCCTGTAGCAGCAGCTTTGGCTTGCTTGTCTTATGGTGGTTGGTTGCGCACGTACAAACGGCGCACTCAGCCTGGCTTGCGCGAGACTGTTGTCTTGTTCGTTAATGCTTGGGCTGAAGAACTTGTCAAGAGGCTTCACCCTCTTGCTACCGTTGGCCTTGTGGCCTACGAGGCGTGTGCTGCTGGGGCTATTGGTCGCCTAGGCGATTACATCCCCACTGCGGTTATGCACGCTGCTTGGTTGTTTTCCCCCTTCTGGGGAGGCGTGGCCGCCCACACGGTTTACAATTTGTACCACATTTATGGTGGTGCGATTGCAAACACCACTTGGGCCTTGGCACAAACTGATCGGATGCTTGATGTACCCGGCATTTGTGTCCAGGAGTCAGGTGATTCGTGGGAGCCCGTTGCCAAAACTGCTGATGTCTCTCCACCGCTCATGGAACAGGCCTGCAAGCGTCGTACCGCCGTGTATCGATGTGGACCGGCCATTTGGGGCTGCACACCTATTGTGTTTCGCTCTTGCGTGCACAATGAGTACGCAGCCGTCTGTTCTCGTGTCTGTGCTGGTAAGGCTCCTTGGGATTCCGATGTCACCACCAATGAAGAGGTGTGGGGTGAAACATCGCTGTATTGGCAGCAACTACGCACAGCACTCGCCCGGGAAGCGCACCTTGATCCCTTTGTGGAGGATCAGGATGTGGCAGACTGGGCTGAGCGGTTTTCCGCCACCCAAGCAGCTCGTCTGCTTGCTGTGTGGCGAGACAAGGTTAAGCTGTCAGCGCGCACTTTGCGCGTCAAGGCATTCATAAAGGTGGAGCGTTTGCCGAGCTACCTGCCTGACACTGCCCACACCATGAAGAAGCCCAGGTTGATCCAAGGTAGGTCTGACCTTGCCAAGGTGATTCAGGGGCCCTTCTTCTGGAAGTGTGGCAAATGGCTCAAGAGGGCCTGGCATTCCGACTACACGTTGTACTATCCCGGTGGTGCTACCGCTGAGGATGTTGGCTTGTGGGCTGGTAAATGTGAAGAGGCCGGGTTAGTCCCGTGCTGCTTTGACATGACTGCCATGGACTCTTGCGTTGGGCCTGGACCTATTAAGGCCTGGGCCTCCATAGCCATGGGGCTCAACAAGGACCGCGATTTCGCGGAGCTGTTGGCCTCGCGCTTTGAGGTGCAATCTGGGGTGACGCGCCAGGGTGTGCGTTATTCTAGGTTGGGGCAGGTTTCCTCCGGTGACGGAGATACTACGTTGGCCAACACTGCCATTCACGGCATCGGGTGGCTGTACATTTTTGATGTACTGTCCATCAGGGGTCGTGTTATTTTGGCAGGCGACGACTCTGTTGTCGCTGTGAGGCCTGCAGACGAACCTCTGCTGCGGCGACGCGCTGGTGCAATTTGGCACCGGCTTGGCTTCATTCTGAAGCCTGAGGCGCGTACGAGCTGGGACACTGCTAGTTTTTGTAGTGGCCGGTTTTGGCGCGTCAATGCTGTCGCCAGGGTCTTTGGCCCTGACCCTGTGCGGGTCCTGTCCAAAACCTTCTGGACCATCCACAAGTTTAAGCCAGCCAAGGAGCTCCGGTTCCTCAAGGGCGTGTGCTTGGGCTTGCAGGCCAGTGCCGCGCATGTGCCGCTGGTCTCTGAGCTCGTGGAGCGCTTGATCACCATTTGTGGTGACCGACGAGCCATTGTGTTTGGTCATCCAGACAAACCGCGTTTACTGCTCGCTAATCCTGCGCGTGAGCCTACTTTGGAGGCTTACGCGCAGCTTTCGCTGCTCGTAGATGTCCCTGTAGCTGAGTTGCTTTCTATGGCTGATGAGTGCGCGTCTATTCGCACTCATCGCCACGTTTTCCGCAGCTCCTCTTGGACTAATTTTGTGAGCCGACC